AAGTTCTTAAAACAGATGGTTCGGGAAATCTTGCGTTTGCTTCAGTTGGTTCACTTGCTGGTTCTGGTATTCAGAATGTATCAGATGATAGTTCTCCACAACTTGGAGGCAACTTAGATGTTGTGACGCATAGTATTGTATCGACATCCAATAGAGATATTAACCTTACACCAAATGGTTCAGGTAAAGTTGTTGTGAGTTCAACAGGAATAGAATTTAGTGACGGTTCTGTGCAGACTGCTGCCGGTTCCACTCAGGGTTTTGCGATTGCAATGGGTATTGCTCTTGGGTAGTGTTATAAATAGTACAAAAGGATAAACGATATGGCAACACCAAACACAAGGGCTACATTCAAAGAATACTGTCTCAGGGCACTAGGTAAACCTGTGATTGAAATCAATGTTGACCCAGACCAAGTAGAAGACAGAATTGACGAAGCACTTCAGTACTTCGCACAATACCACTATGATGGAATTGAGAGAGTATATCTAAAACACCAAATGTCTCAAGCAGACATTGACAGGTCAAGAACAGACACAACCCTACCAACTGCAACAGACGTTGATGGTTCAACAACAGCAGTATGGAAAGAACAGAAGAACTATATTCCTGTTCCTTCTAGTGTTATGTCTGTGGTTAAAGTATTCCCTATGACAGATAAGTCAACATTAAATATGTTTGATGTTAGATATCAGTTAAGACTAAATGACTTATATGATTTCAGTTCAACTTCTGTTATGCACTATGAAATGACTATGCAACATCTAGATTTTCTAGATCACATTCTTATTGGTGAAACTGCAATACGACATAACCAACACCAAAACAGATTATATATGGATGCAGATTTTCAAACTGATTTTGTAGATGGAGACTTTATTATTATTGAATGTTTTCGTAAATTAGATCCAGACACATTTGCCGATGTTTGGGATGATATATTTTTAAAGAAATACGCAACACAACTCATTAAAAAACAATGGGGTGCAAACCTTTCAAAGTTTCAAGGAATTCAAATGTTGGGTGGAGTTGCACTAAACGGCGAACAGATATATACACAGGCGCAAGAAGAAATAAATCAGTTGGAAGAACAAATTCAACTCGCATATGAACTTCCGCCTATGCATATGATAGGATAGACAATGCCTACTAATGTATATTTTGATACAGGCACAATGCCAGAACAGCATCTCTATGAAGATTTAATCATAGAACAATTGCGTATTTACGGACAGGATGTATATTACATTCCTCGTAAGATGGCTGGCACTGATAGTATTTTTGGAGAAGATATTAGTTCTTCTTTTGAAGATGCATATCTTATTGAAATGTACATAGATAACACTGATGGATATGAGGGCGAAAAAGAACTCATGTCTAAATTTGGTTTAGATATTCAAGACGATGCAACCTTTACAGTTGCAAGAAGAAGATGGGAACAATTTGTTACTGTCGATAATAACCTAATTGAAACATCAAGACCAAATGAAGGTGACTTAATATATTGGGCAAAAGGAAAGAAACTTTTTGAGATTACGTTTGTAGATCACGATGACCCTTTTTATCAGGCTCAAAATCTACCTACATACAAACTCAAGTGTAAAACATTTGAGTATGCTTCAGAAGTTATTGATACTGGTATTGCAGAACTTGATAACATTGAGACAGATAATTCTCTGGATACAATGCAACATCAGATTACACTGGAACAAACAACTGCATTTAATCAGGGTATTAGACTTGAAGGTGCTGGTGAAGGTAGAATATTTGATTCATCTTCTATTGGTTACGATCAACCAGGCGCTGGTAGTTTTGATGCAAGTACACTTACATTTGACAATGCAGGGCCATTCATTATTACTGAGGATGAAACTCTAGATGGTGCTCTTGCAGTAGAAAATTCTGTAGAGGGTGCCGATGCGTCCTATATAGTACTAGAAACTTACGATATTGCAACGATTGATGAGAATTCACAGAATGAGGACTTTGAACTTGCAGATGATAATATATTAGACTTCACTGAATCTAATCCATTCGGTGATGCTGGGATGAAATAAACTATGATTGGACAATATTTTTATAATCAATCCACAAGAAATGTGGTAGTTGCATTTGGTACACTATTTAATCAAATCCAACTTACGAAAAAAGATAATAGTGGTAATGTAATTCAAACCATGAAAGTGCCTCTTGCGTATGGGCCTAAACAGAAGTGGTTATCTAGACTTACAGAAGATCCAAACCTTAATAAAAAGGTGGCAGTCACATTACCAAGAATTGGTTTTGAGATTTCTGGGATGACATACGACTCAACCAGAAAACTTAATAAAGTTATGAAGGTTAAAAAGGTTGCAGATGGAACTGATGCAGAACAAGTTAAATCTGGTTTTATGCCTGTTCCTTACAATATTAATTTTGAATTATATATACTGTCAAAGAATTCTGACGATGCACTTCAAATTGTAGAACAGATTCTTCCATACTTTCAACCAGAGTATACAGTAACAATGAGGGAAGTTCCAGAATTAGAAATAATTCGTGATGTTCCTATTGTGTTAAACAGTATTAATTATGAAGATGATTATGAAGGTGAATTTACAAGTAGAAGGAGTATTATCTACACTTTGTCTTTTACTGCAAAGTACTACTTGTACGGCCCAGTAACGTCTTCAAATGTTATTCGCTCTGTACAAGTTGATCAGTATGCAGACATGCCTGTTAATTCACCTAAGAGAGAACAAAGATATTCAGTTACTCCAACACCAAATTCAGTTGCAGCTACTGACTTTGACCCAGATGATGATAATTTTGGATTTAATGAAACAACAAGTTTCTTTGAAGATGCAAAAGAATATAATCCAGTAACGGGTCAAGATGAATAAATAGTAAAAAGAAATAAGGATAAAAGAAAATGCCAATTAGAAAACCAGTAGCTGGAGTAGGTTTCTTCCAAGGAGAAAGTGGAGCCAGAGGTGATACCACAAATGGTAAAGGTGATATTTTTCGTGTAAATGAATCAGTTCTAAACACTAGTGTGACTATTGCTGCTGGTGAAAATGCATCATGCGCTGGGCCTTTGACTGTATCTACATCTGGAACTGTTAACTTAACTGTTAATGGTGACTTGACAATTGTATAGGAGAGAGACATGGGTTCAACATTAACAGTAGATAATATCTTAGGTGCGACAGCAGCTTCAAGTGTGGTGATACCAAACCATGTTCTTCAGTTTGTATATAATACGCCCGCTTCTGGTCAAACAATGACAAATGTTACATCTCAAACCAGTATAACTCTAAACGCCTCAACTACAAGAGGAACAGCAACTTGTAGTGTTACTAGAAAAGATGCAAACTCTTTCTTTATAGTGAGAATTGGATTCACAGCAGCAAGAGCTTCAACTGCTGGGGAAATGAGATGTGGTTATAGAATTGGTTCTGGTTCTGATGTAGTAGCATATTTTAAAGATGGTACATCTTGGGAAAGATGTGACGGAGAATTTAAAGATACAACAACTGGTTCGGTAGGTGATGTCCTTTCGTTTCAATCAGTTTTGTCAACCACTGGTGGTGCAAATAGTTACGTTCGGCACGTTATGATGAGTGTTATGGAGGTTGCACAATGAGTACTTTATTCGTAAATAATCTAAACACTGCAAGTGGTACAACGATTACAGTTCCTACTGGTAAACAAATAATTGGAACTGACACTAATTCTATCAAAGCGCCTGGAATGGTTATTCAATCTGTACATTCAGATACGTCAACTTGGACTCCAAGAGCTACTACTACATCAACGTCTTATACTTCATCTGGTCATACATTAGCAATTACACCGAAATATAGTAATAGTATACTTCTTCATAGTTATCTTGTTTCAGCACATAACAATACTGCTGGTTCATATTCCTATGTTGTTCTTAATAAGTCTGGTGTTGGAAATTTAATGGATACAGAATCAGCAAATGGTGGTAAGCAAGCTTGGTCATGTCAAGGTATTACTAATATTAAAGATATAGCTGGAACTACAAATGCAATAACGTACACAATGCATTTTAGAGCTGGTTCCACTGGCACATCATATCTTGGTTGGTCTAGTAGTTTTTCTAATCAAAACTCTTGTAGTTGGTCTATAATAGAAATCGCACAGTAAGGAAATAGGACATGGCATCAACATTAAAAGTAAATACAATTCAACATACTGGTGGTACGTCTGCATTGACTATTGATAGTGCTGGAACAATAGACTTTCCTGTTAATACTAATATTACAATATTTGGATTGACTACGCAGACTGCTATTACTTCTACATCATTATCAACTTTAACTGGTTGGACAAAATTTAATAGTCAATCTGTACATGGGTTTAAACCATATGGTTCTACAATCAATGAAAGTAGTGGATATTTTACACCAGTTAAACTTGGTCTTTATAAACTTGAATTAGATTTGCATATCTTTCGTGGCAGTTCGCCTAGTGCAAGGTGGTTTCAAGCTGATTTAGAATTTACTCCAAACGGTGGAAGTGTAATTGCTGGTGACGTTTATGATAACGTACCATATAGTAATAATGATACAACTTATCACCTACTTCATAGACATAAATATTATAACTTTAATCATGCTAATGATAAGGTGCGTGTAAGGGTAGCTGCAAGTAATAATGTTACTATTAAAGCTTCTGGTGCTTCAGACTTTGATTCACAATTAGTGTTTAGGTGGGTTGCACCGCCAGTAGCGTAAAAAAAGAATTATAAATAACAGAAAGAATTTTATTAATTAGGAGAAAATAAAATGGCAACAACAGCTTCAGAAGCATTAAGTGAACTTGGAATTACTGAGTGGGTCTTGCGTGGCGAACCTACAAAGGAAGACGAGTTCAAAGAAATGTTCAGAAAAGTTACTGGTTCAGATTCAAGTGGTTCTGCAATTGAATCTTCTGACCCTTCAGAATGGGGTGTAACTTGGAAACAATTATCAGACAAAATGAAGGCAATGGATGATGCAGCACCTATGAATGAACTTCGTATACAACGAAATGCAAAATTAGCAGAGACAGATTTCTATGCTCTCTCTGATGTAACAATGTCAAGTGATATGGCAGATTATCGTGATGATCTTCGTGATTTGCCTGCATCTGCGAAACCAACTTTAACAGATGGTGTACTTGGTAACGTGACTTGGCCTACAAAACCGTAATTGTATGAAATGTCAAATCAAACTGATATTCTAGATAATGTTCTTGGTATTACAGATGTTGTGGAAACAACTACTAAAAGTGTAACACCACCAAAACCTGTTCTTGTTCCTAAAACAGAAAACAATGAACAGGATATAGATAATGATTATAAATATCAACGAGAGAATTTTTACATTCTGATTGAAAGAGGACAAGATGCAATTGATGGTATTCTAGACCTCGCAAGAGAATCAGAACACCCTAGAAGCTATGAAGTTGCTGGGAATTTAATAAAACAGGTTGCAGACGTAACAGAAAAACTTGGTGATTTACAAGAGAAGATGAAGAAACTAAAAGAAGTTCCTAGTTCTGCACCAAAGAATGTAACGAATGCATTGTTTGTTGGTTCAACAGCTGAACTACAAAAGATGTTAAAAGGAAAAGAATAATGCCACTAACAAGAGCTAATAATGTTGGTGTAGCACTTGAAGGAATTGATGTTCCGACAGGTACAACTGCACAAAGAGAAGGTTCACCAGCACAAGGTGTACTAAGATTTAACACAACCGACACTGCATTTGAAGGTTACAACGGTGGTAATTGGACATCTGTAGGTGGTGGTGCAACTGGTGGTGGTTCTGATGCAGTTTTTTATCTAAATGACCAGACGGTAACTACAGACTTTACAATTGCGGCAAATCAGAATGCTGTAAGTGCAGGCGAGATTACAATCGCTAATGGAATTACAGTTACAATCTCTGGCGACCTTTCGGTGGTATAGATATGAGTAAACTTACAGTCACAACAATAGCTGGTGTAACATCTGGTGCAGATGCAAACAAAGTCAAGATTGAATCTGGACACACTCTTGAATCTGAAAATGTTACAGTTAGTGGCACTTCTACATTTGAAAAAAGTATAAGTGTTGGAACTACTACTAATCTTATTTCAAACGGTGATTTTACTACTAACACTACTGGTTGGACTGCAACTGGTTCAGCTATTGCGATTAGTTCTGGAGCACTTCAACTAACACCCAACAGTGGTGTTAACGGTTTTGCAAACCAACAAGTAGATAATCTTGTTATTGGTAGAAGTTATATTGCATCTGTTGTTGTCACACAAGATGCTGGTGCATTATCTAGATTGTACATAGGTACATCTGCAAACGGAAATCAAACTGTTAATAGTGTAAACTTAGGTACTGGTACTCATTCTTTTACTTTTGTTGCAACAGCAACTACTCATCACTTTGCACTTGTTGTCGGTGGTGGTACTGGACAAGTTACAAAATTTGATGATGCTAGACTTACTGAAGCAAGTAGAATTATTTTTCCATCGGTAACTGGTATTGCTCCAGAAATAAAACAAGGTACTACAGTTAATGATTTAGCTCTTGCTACTAATCAAGTCAATAGAATAAACATAGATGCAAATGGTCATGTAACCATGCCTACGCAACCAGCATTTTTAGCTAGACTTACTTCTGCTCAAGATAATGTTGCAGTCAATAGTACTTATAATATTGCTTTTAATGCTGAAGTTTTTGACCAAAACTCAGATTATAATACATCTAATTATACGTTTACTGCGCCTGTGACTGGCAAGTATATGATAGGGTGTAATCTCAATTATGCAAATTGGGATAGTGCTTTCAACTACGTCTGGTTTCAATTTAATACTTCTAATGCTCTTTATTATATTGATTTAAAACCTGGCGATGTACTGGCAGATGATGGTTATTTTGGACAAAATGGGTCGTTACTTTGTGATATGGATGCTGGTGATCTCT